TGCTTTTATTCTGTTCTTGAATAACAACAAGCTGCACTAATGACTCGCTGATTTTAACAATCGCGTCATTTAATCGCGTGTAATCACGCACTAATATATTGTGACCGTTTTCGAGATTTTGCAGACGAGCCTCGTGTTGCTCACTCAATTCTAAGCCCCTTATTCTTCGCCTTCGCGCAAAAACACACCGATAGCCGCGCATATTGCAGCCGCAGGTACGGAGTAAGGTGCAAACACTGGCACACTAGACAATGCAGCCAATGCAGCAGACAAACTTGCCCAAGTCGAAGCCTCTTTGAATCTTGATGTTTTCATAGCTTACGCCTCGTTTTTTAACTGAAAGTGCATACCATCGGGCGTAAACCAAGTACCACCCCAGTCAAAACCTGCATCAGTGAAGCACTTTACAAAGCCAGCCGAGAGCGTAGGTCTTTTACCAAAGCCATTCCAAGCCGCGTTCAAATCAATGGCAACACCCCAACTATGCAGAGACGGACTAGCGGCGCCACGTTTTTTGCGAATGTTAAAACAGCCATCCCATGTTTTTAACTCTCTAACATAGCCTGTTTTAATCAAATTTTGAAAAGCCAAGGTGAGCGGCTTAACCATGTCTTTATTACAATAGATTTTTTTAGGAATAACGCCAATTTCTAATGCTGTGGGGACATCCCATAACACCATCGCTTTTTCAGACTCAGGCGAGCCGTATTTTTTTAGGCAATCAGCAGATGTTAAAAGCCCCATGATGTGACGCTCAATTTGATAAATTTCAGGCAATAAAAAAGCCGCTTTGTGGGGCGACCTTTGCTAAGTTTACTCTAATCAATAAAACGACCAGCATAGAATAAATATAGTGCCATCGTGCCAAAATGTCAATTGATTAAAAAATAGGTGTAGTTAAAATTTAGTGTATAACAAAATCAGCAACTTAGAGAGTTAATGAATTGTTATACACCTGCGCTAGGTGTACAATTCTGAGTTAGATACTCATAGCCAATTGTTTTGTGGCCATATCAAAACGCGCTTTGGCCGCTTCAAAATAGTCTTTGTCCAACTCACAGCCCACGAAATCAACGCCGAAATAGTGGGCTGCAATCGCCGAACTTGCAGAGCCAAGATGCGAATCAAAAACCTTTTGACCTTTTTTAGCGTAGTTCGTTAAAAGCCATTCGTACAAGGCAACGGGTTTTTGTGTTGGGTGTATTTTGCTTTCATAACCTGCGGAAAAATGGTGCATTCTGAACATTCGCACACTTCTTTCAAAACTTGTCCATGCTAATTCCGCGTCAGCCATTGGGTTTGTACCATTCATCTTATCCCAAATGCAGAAACAACGAGTTGCGCCCAAGTAGTCTAAAAAATAATTCCCTCCCCATATAATCTGATTTTTTGTTATTCTTTTCAGCTCATCAAAGTATTCTTTTTTAGGGATAGCATCGTCCCAGTGGCCGCCAGTTATTCCATTACTTCCTTTCATCATCGAGCTTTTGCTTGCTACCGTTTTTTCCATTTGCTGAACTATCCCAATCCCATAAGGCGGGTCAACTATAGCCAAGTCAAAATACTTATCAGGCACGGTAGCCATGTATTCCATGCAATCACAATTTAATAGTTCAATCATTGTATGCCTCGTATCTAACTCTACGTCAAGTGCGACAAATACCCAGCCGACAACGGCTTATCTTTTGACGTTTGTGATTTCTGTTTTCTGCATAAATCGGCGCGGGTATTTGCGCCTTACGCACTTAGTTAGACGACATTGGCCGTGGCAAGCAGTGCCATTACCTCAAGCCATTTTTCGTGCGACATATCGCGCCTAGACTTCGTACACACTGGCATTAGCCAGTATCTAACAGCCTGCGGCGAAACATTTAATGTGGCCGCTAATGCTGCCTGCGTAACGCCTAGTTTTTCAATGGCTAGGCGTAGGTTAGTTGGCGTGTAGCCCACCTCAAAATTAGTACATATCATTATTATCAGCCGATAAACTTGCAATCCATTCGCCAACTGCTTTTAAGTCAAGATTCATGTCGTCAGGCTCAAATGCGTCAATAGCTTTTTGCGCTTTCATCCAAGTGTAAAAAACCGCTTTTACCGCCGCAACTGGTGACTCAACAACAAACTCATGAGGCTGTTCATGATGGTCTGTCAATGCTGCGAAAATCACTTCAAAAAGTTCTTTGTCTTGAGTTGTTACAATATTAAATGTGTTCATAATTTTTACTCTACGTTGTGGGCTGCGTTGTGCTTCCCTATGTCTGTATAATAGCAACAATATGTTGCTATGTACAGCACTATTTAGAGTTATTTTTAATATATTTTCTAGGGCTTAAAAGTCTTTCTAACTCTCGCTTAACAACGATAACAACCCAGCCAACAACGGCTTATCTTTCGATATCCTTGGCAACCTTGCACATTATTACTTTGTTGTGGGTTGTTACGTGTTAGCTTTTTAGTTATAACCTAACGTATGCAGCGTATATACTCTGCGTGTTCTCTGTCCCTGTAAGCCCTAATACTCTAAACTGCGAATTAAACTTCATTAAACACAAAATCTATTGTGTTTTGAAACTGTAAAATTAACAACTTCAACTCCGTCGCGTTTGAGTACGCAAACTGAAAGCGATAACCCTTATAACTGCCTTCTCTGATTTTTAGCATAATACGTCACACACTGGCACGTCAGCATATTGCCAAAATGACACGCGGCGAAACATTAAAATACCTGACGCATCACGCCATTGTTCGTCCGAGTCCATATAGCAAAGAATCACTTGATGACGGCACGTTATAACGTTTGGCACAGCGACCCATACCAACTTTGGCGATAGCGGTAATTCATCTTTAACATTAATCCAACCATCATTACCATCTACTTCTTTATCGTCCTGCACATCGCCACCAAACATGCTATTTTCACATTCACGCAACATGTTTTGATATGCCACTTGCTCTGCATTATTCATAATCTTTTACTCGTTAAAGTTGATATGACGCGATAATTCAACATCGCTGTCTTTGTAAATCATCGCCCTTTGACGTTCAGTCTCAATCCGATTCTTTTCTTCAATCGCAGGACGTTCTTCTTCGGTTACATACTCAGTGTTGTAAAGTACACAACCTCCAAAACGACCCCTAAGTTGTTTAATGCGATAATCCCACATCACTCGCGTTATCTCTGCATCTTCCTCGCTTCGGTGTACCGATGGCTTTGTCGCTCGTTCAACTGCATGTTTTATTTTCTCAAACATTTTTACGCTCCTAGTTTTGCATGACCTAAATATAACACGACTATTTCAAAACACAATAATTACTTGGCTTGTTTTTGTCTTTTATTTGTCTTATTATTGGCTAACACAAACGGAGGGTTTATGACAAGATTAGAGTTTATCGACTTAGTAAAAAACATGGGCGGCGATGCAATTGTGGCTGATGCAATTGGTTGTAGCGTTCGCACGCTTGGACGAATGAAGTCCAGCGGACTGATAGCAAGTCAGTACCGTGGCGCGTTCATGTTGTTTGCTAATAAATGCGGGTATGTTGTAAAAATCACACAGATTAACAAGGTGATGTTATGAAAATTAAAGAAGCGTTTGAACAGTTCGACGCATTGCGAGTTGCCAATGCACTTGGCCTCGAATATGACACAGTTTGCAAATGGCGTGACCGTGAGTCGATTCCAGCTTATTGGCGCGTTAAATTTGTAAACTTGATGAATCATCATAACGTAGCAATCAAGCTACATGACCTGGCAGGGTGGATTAAATGAGTATTTTATTTTTAGCTTTGGGCGTTTGGTGTCTAGTGTTTAGCGTGGGGTTTGATGATGAATAAATTCACTGCCGACGAATGGTCTCTGATTATTTTAGCGGTATTGCCGATGATTGTTTTTGCAAATGTGGGGTGATATATGGCTAGGGTGTATATGCGAGGTGTGCAACTAGCTTCTGATTTAGCAGGCGTGAGTAAACATAACGTCATGGCACGTATGGCTGAGGGTAAAACATTGAAAGAGGCGTTATCTAGGCCATTTAACGAACTGACTCTTGATAAAGCAAAAATAAAGCACTTGGTCGAGGTTGAAAAACTATCGCTTTACAGTGTGGCGTATGTTGTCGGGTGTTCACGCACTTATCTAGCCACATACTGCAAAAAGCACAAAATAGAAAAAGCGTTTCCCAATCCAGATCCGTTTTTCATATTTTATAATGGCGAGATGTATAGCCAACGGCAGATATGCAAGGCGATGGGCTGGAAACAAAACACGTTTTCAGCGTACTGGTCAAGGCGTAAACATAATACAACGGCTCAAGATTGCTTTGAGCAATACAAAAACAAAAGAGCTAAGATTTCCGTTTAATTTTCTAAATAAACCAAGCCCCATAATCGGGGCTTTTTGTTGTCTGATAAATGAGATATGATTGCATCAACATACTAAGCACGCCACTCGATGCGAAGCGTAACCTTGCTTAGTTTTGGGTCGGGGATTCCTAGCCGTAAAAAAGCCACTTTAATCAGTGGCTTTTTTATTGGTGCTTTATTTTTTAACGTGGTCAAAGCTCCACATCTTTAAAAGGCAGCCAATCCCACTCTGGGCAGTCATTCCTTTGATAAACATACTCAGTCGGCACATCGCCATGCTTTAGGCATTGGCGTGTTTTAGGGTTGTAATTTGAGCATTCAATACAACGATTCTTGAGTGCTTTCTCGCAATCTGCCAACTGTTTTTTAATGGCTTCATACTCGGCTTTATGGTTCATGCTTTGCTCCAGTACCGTTTTTTAACTTCGGTGTATTTTGAGGGTAGAAT